AAAAGAAATGAATTAATTTTTGATTCATCTCCACTACAAGCATTAGAATTATTAGCAGCATCACTACATGGTATGATGACTAATCCATCAACACCTTGGTTTACCCTTAAATTTAAAGATGCAACAATGGATCAGAATGATGAAGCAAAACTTTGGTTAGAAAGTGTAACTGCAGATATGTACACAGCATTTAATAGATCAAACTTCCAACAAGAAATTTTTGAATTGTACCATGATCTAATTACATTTGGTACTGCAGCAATGTACATTGAAGAAGATGATGAAGATTTATTAAAATTTTCTACAAAACATATTGCTGAAATATTTATAGCTGAAGATGATAAAGGTAGAATAGATACTGTCTACAGAAAGTTTACTTTATCTGCTAGAGCTTTAGTACAAAAGTTTGGCAACAAGGTTTCGCAAAACATAAAAGTAATGTCTGAAAAAGACCCATACCAAGATGTAGATATTTTACATTGTGTATATCCAAGAGCAGACTTTAATCCTAAATTAAAAGACCAAGAGAATATGCCATTTGAATCTGTGTATTTAGAAATGGGTAGTGGTGACGAATTATCTGTATCTGGATTTAAAGAGTTCCCTTATGTAGTTCCAAGATATTTAAAAGCATCACACGAAATTTATGGTAGATCACCTGCAATGACAGCCTTACCAGATGTTAAGATGCTAAATGAAATGTCTAAAACGACAATCAAAGCTGCACAAAAACAAGTTGACCCACCACTATTAGTTCCGGATGATGGATTCTTACTTCCTGTTAGAACTGTACCGGGTGGATTAAACTTTTATAGAAGTGGTACAAGAGATAGAATTGAACCATTAAACATAGGTGCAAACAATCCATTAGGTTTAAACATGGAAGAGCAAAGAAGAAATGCTATTAGAGAAGTATTCTATGTAAACCAATTACAATTACAACAAGGTCCACAAATGACAGCTACAGAAGTTGTACAAAGAAACGAAGAGAAGATGAGATTACTTGGACCAGTATTAGGTAGACTACAATCTGAATTATTAAAACCATTGATTGATAGATGTTTCAATATTCTATTAAGAAAAAATCAATTTGCAGAAGCACCAGAGTTTTTATCCGGTCAAGATGTAGAAATAGAATATGTTTCTCCATTAGCTAAAGCACAAAAATCTACAGAACTTTCATCAATAACTAGAGCATTAGAAATACTAGGGGGTCTAGCAAATGTAGCACCTGTATTTGATTACATTAACTTTGACGCATTAGTTAAACACGTTGCGGATATTGTGGGTATGCCACAGAAGTTATTAAAACTACAATCTCAAGTTAATGCTGAAAGAGAACAACAAGCAGCACAAGCTGAACAACAACAACAAATGGCACAGATGCAACAGGTTGCACAAGCCGGGGGACAAATCGCACCACTAGCAAAGGCATTACCGGAAGAAGCAAAAGCCTTAGTGGAATAATATGGAAAACAAGGAACAAGAGAAACAAGTAAGAGAAATACAAAAACATTTAAAAGAACTCCAAAAAGATTATCAATTTATTTTTGCATCAAGTGAAGGTGGAAATGTTTTGGCTGATATAGAAAAAAGATGCCATTATCATACTACTACTAATGTAAAAGGAGATAGTCACGAGAGTGCATACTTAGAGGGACAACGTAGCGTCATTCTATTTATTAAATCAATGCTACAACAAAAGGATAAATAATGTCAAGTGAACAGATAACACAAGAAGCTGTGCCTGTAGAAACAACAAGTACAGAAACAACACAACCTACTGCAACACCATCAACTGTATCAAATGGAGATACTCCTGTAAGTTGGAAAAGTTCTATAAGCGAAGAATTTAGAAACGATCCTAACATTGAAAAGTTTACAGAGATAGATGCTCTAGCTAAATCTTATATCAATGCTACAAGAATGATTGGTCAAGACAAAGTTGCTGTACCTAATAAAAATTCAACTGAAGATCAATGGAATGAAGTGTACTCAAAATTGGGTAGACCAGAAACTGCAGACAAGTATGCTTTAAATATTGAATCAGAAGCAGTAGCTATGGATGAAGGTGCAATTAAATCTTTTGCCGAACAATCTCATAAACTTGGTTTAAACAATACACAAGCTCAAGGTATATTAGAGTTCTATAAAAATAATATGGAAAGCAATATGCAAAGAGCAACTGTTGATACTGAAACTGCACAAGCTCAAGCTGAAACAGAATTAAGAGCTGAATGGGGTAAAGAGTTTGATAGCAATGTTTCAAAAGCTAGTGCATTAGCAAAAGCAAATATGAATCCAGAAATACTAGATTTACAAATGCAAGATGGTACTAGAATTGGAGATCATCCAGAAATAATAAAAGGCTTTGCAAAGATTGCTGGTATGCTTTCAGAAGATAAATTAGTTTCAACTGAAAGTGAAAGTGTTAATTCAATGAAAGATTTACAATCAGAAATATCAGCTATTACTAATGATACTACTGGACCTTATTGGAATCATAAACACCCAGATCACGCAAAAATGGTTCAACAGGTTTATACATTAAGAGAAATGGCTCAACCTAAAGAAGATTAATAATTTATATTCCTTGTAATATAATAAAATATATTATAAGGAATTAAATATAAGATAACTCGCAAGAACCTTATTGATGACAGAGAATAGAACTGTAGTCTAAAAGACTTTAAATCCAAGAATTGCCTATCATTATTGATGGAGAACTATTCTGTTTTTTATAAATATAACAATAATGATAAATAGGAGACAAATATGTCATCACAAATAACTACAGCGTTTGTAGAGCAATACTCTGCAAACATACAAATGTTATCTCAACAAATGGGATCACTTTTAAGAGACGCAGTTAGAAATGAATCTGTTACTGGAAAAGATGCTTACTTTGACCAAATTGGTAAAGTTACAGCAATTCTAAAAACTAGCAGACATTCTGACACACCACAAATCGATACACCTCACTCAAGAAGAAGAGTTAGTTTAGCAGATTATGAATTTGCTGATTTAATCGATCAACAAGACAAAGTTAGATTGCTAATCGATCCAACTTCATCTTACGCAAAAGCCGCTGCATACGCAATGGGAAGAGCAATGGATGATGTTATTATCGCAGCAGCACTAGGTTCAGCTAATACTGGAGTATCTGGTGGAACAGCAGTTGCATTACCAGCAGGTAATATTGTTGCAGTTGGTACTGGTGGAGCTAATACTATGAACATAGCTAAACTAGCATCAGCAAAAAATATACTTGATTCAGGTGATGTTGATCCTTCAATCAAAAGACACATCATTGTATCTCCAACAGAGATTCAAGATTTGTTAAACAATACTACAGTTACTTCAAGTGACTTTAATACTGTTAAAGCATTGGTTCAAGGTGAAATTGATAGTTTCATGGGATTCAAATTTCATGTATCTAACAGACTTGTTGATAATGGAGCATCAAACACTCAATGTATTGCCTTCGCAGAAGATGGTATTTTACTTGGTGTTGGTAAAGATGTAACTGCTAGAATAGACGAAAGATCAGATAAATCTTACGCTACTCAAGTGTACTACTGTCAAACAATCGGTGCGACTAGAATGGAAGAAGCAAAAGTTGTTTCTGTTCTTGCAAACTAATAATAGCTAATAAAAAGGAGAAATAATATTATGGCTAATTCAATACAATACGCAAAAACTCAAAGTACACCTTCTGTAAAGTTGAATACTAATGAGTTAGCAGGAAGAGTAAGAGTTGCTTTTGCTGAATACGAAGCAAGTGCAGAACAATCAACAATCACTATGTTTACAATACCTAATGGTGCTAGATTGTTATCTGCTGCAGTATCGCATGATGCTTTAGCTGCATCTACTACATTATCAGTTGGTAATGCAGCTTATACAGATGCAGATGGAACAGCAGTTGCTCTTGACGTTGACGCATATAAAGCGGCAGCAGCTTCAACAGCAGCAACAAGTTCTGATGCTTTAGTTACTATGGCATTAGGAAAAAATGCAGTAGTTGATGCTAACGAAGATGGTTTACCAGTTACAGTTACATTAGCAGGTGCTAATGGTACTGGTACTATTCAGTTACAAATGTTTTACGTTTTAGATTAATACTTATTTTAAGGGGTGGAAGCGAGAGTGGAAACCCCTTAGAGTGCATGAAACAAATTAAAGATTTAAAACCTGTATTACATCTTAAAAAAGACAATTACATTTACAGGTATGTATTAGTAGACAGATTTCAAAATGATGGTAAGAATCATTATGGTTTTGACACTAAACAAGAAAAGACAACAGAAGAAATTTTTGCGTTAAAAAGTAATAGACAAATCAGACGTAAATATATAATAAGGAAGTAATATGGCATCAGTAGTAGGAATATGTAATGGAGCATTAAATCAACTGGGAGCTACAACAATACTTTCATTAACAGAAGATTCAAAAAATGCTAGACTTTGTAATGCTAGATATTCAGAAGTAAGAGACGCAGTATTTAGATCACACCCTTGGAACTGTTTACAAAAAAGAGTAGAGGTATCATCATCTGTTACAGTACCAGCTTGGGGTTTTAAATTTCAATATGACCTACCCGGTGATTGTTTAAGATTACTTAGAATATTAGAATATGATTCTAATCATAAAGTAGAAGGAAGAAGTATTTTATCTAATAGTGAGACTATGAAAATTTTATATATTTCAAGAGTTACTGACCCAAATCAATATGATGAATTATTAAGAGAAACTTTATCTTCAGCATTAGGTGCAGATATTGCTTATGCAATTACATCTAATAATACTACTTCACAAAATATGATTGTATCATACCAAGAAAAATTAAGAGATGCTAGATTTGTAGATTCAACAGAAGGATATAATGTTAATCCGGATAATGGAATGACAGATGTTGTTGGTGCTGATACTTTCATTAACTCAAGATATTAATAATGGCTAGAGTAGCTGCACAACTTACAAACTTCACAGCAGGTGAATTATCTCCACGTTTAGATGGAAGAAATGATTTAGCAAAATATTCAGCAGGATGTGCAACTGTAGAAAATATGGTTATCTATCCTCATGGAGCTGCTGCTCGTAGACCCGGAACACAATATGTTGCTTCAGTAAAAACTCCAGCTGCTAAAACAAGATTAATACCTTTTGAATTTTCAACCGAACAAACTTACATATTAGAATTTGGAAATACATACATAAGATTTTATAGAAACAATGGTCAAATAGAATCTGTTGGAGTACCTTATGAAATAGTTTCACCTTATTTAACAGCAGAATTATTTGATATTAAATTTGCACAAAGTGCTGATGTTATGTATATTACGCATCCCAATCATCAAACTAGAAAGCTATCAAGAACAGGTCACACATCATGGACTTTAACTGCGGTTGAATTTACTAATGGTCCATACTTAGAT